TCTAAATTAACTTATGATAATAAATTGTTAGAATATAATGTATTATTGGAAGAAAAAAACACTTTATTACAAACACTTAATTTTATATCAACTGAAATAATTATATTAGAAAAACAAAGTAAAGAAGAAAATATTTCTTGTCCTAAATGTTTATATAGTTGGCAACTTAATTATGATAGTAATAAGCATAAAGTTTATATAGAAAAGAAACAAACTATATTAGATAAGATATTAATTATAGATGATAAAGTTAAAGTTATAAATAGTTTTTTAGAAGAACTTAAAAATTACTTTAGTTTATATAAAGCATATCAAAATGTTAAAACAAAATATATTAATATGTTCCAAGAATTATGGTTATTAATAGATACAAAAGAATATCTTATAAATTCTCCTAAATATATTTTAGATATAATAATACTTGCTATAAGTGACCTAGAATCGCTTCTAACTATAGATGCTAATAAGTATAGCATTACAGAGTTAGAACACAATATAGAGCTTCTTAAGACTATCCAAGACGATGATGGAATGAATATAGTAACAGATATATTTAACATCAATGAAAAGATAAAAGAAATATATGAAAATAAAGCTATAAAAGAAAAAGAATTAGAAGAAGAAGAATATATACATAGAGTAAATCTTAAACTTATAGAATTACAAAATGATCTAAATAAAGAGAAAACTAAATTACATAATAATACAACTAGTATAACTATAAGTAAAATAATAGATGATATAGATATTAAATTATCTTCACTTAAAGTAGATTTAGTAACAACACAAACATTACTTATGTCTTATAATAATATATCATCTATTATAGAAAGATATAAAATAGATATAAATAGCAGTGAACATAGTATATTTGTTTTAAATTCTATTATATCAGAATTAAATCCCAAATCAGGTATGATAGGTAAAATAATAAGTAATTATCTAAATAACATAATACATTATATTAATAAGATAGTAGAAAGTTTATGGGATTATAAAATGCAAATAGAACTTTATGATTTAGATAAAGATGTATTAGATTATAAATTTAAAATAAATGTAGAAGATAAATTAAATGTAAAGGATATTTCATTAGCAAGTAGTGGTATGAAAGAAATAATAAATTTAGCTTTTAAACTATCAGTTATGAAAATGTTAAAATTAAATAAATACCCTATTTATTTAGATGAGTTTGGTGTAAGATTAGATGCTTCACATCGTAGTAAAATATATGAATTAATTTTTAAGTTTTTAAATGATGGTAATTATAGCCAGATATTTTTAATAACACATACTGATATAAGTTTTAGTAACTTTAAAGATAGTGAAGTTTTTAAATTAAGTTAACGCGTAACATAGTTGTGTGTATATGTATGTATATGATTTTATTTTAGTTACTTATATATATCATGTACTAGCCTATATATTACACTTGAACATATTGTTTAGGTGGTATATAAATTAACATTTCCAAGGAGAATCAAAATGAGTAAAAAACAAACAGTGGTAGTTGCAACAAAAGAAGAACTGGTGAATATTATCAAAAATTCACCAATTGATGCTGATCTAAATTACTTAGATGTGTCAGGTATAACTGATATGTCATTTTTGTTTGCTAACAACGAATTTACTGGTGACATTTCAAAATGGAATGTTAGTAATGTTACTAATATGAAGTTTATGTTTTATGATAGTAAATTCAATAGTGACATCTCTAAATGGGATATTTCCAATTTAACTGATATGTCTGCTATGTTTGAATGTAGTGAGTTTAATGGAGATATTTCAAAATGGAATGTTTCTAATGTAACTAATATGTATAGTATGTTCTGTGAAAGTAAATTTAATGGTAACATCTCTAAGTGGGATGTTAGTAATGTCATTAATATGGAATATATATTTAAAAATAGCGAATTCAATGGTGACATTTCACAATGGAATGTTAATAATGTTACTAACATGGAAGCTATGTTCTATAAAAGTAATTTTACTGGAGACATTTCGCAGTGGAATGTTTCTAATGTTACTAATATGGCATTTATGTTTACCTTTAGTGACTTTATTGGTGACATTTCTAAATGGATTAAACAACCAACTTAATATACATGATGGATGATTAATACCCTTTACCATGCATGTGTTAAATAATCACTACACCTAAAAAGTGTAGTGGTTATTTTTTTATGCGTTTGATTTTATTTCAGTTACTTATATATAACATGTACTAGCTTATATATTACATCTAACATATTGTTTAGGTGATATATATGTTAGAAATCTCAAGGAGAATAAAAATGAACACAAAACAAAAAGTAGTAGTTGCAACAAAAGAAGAACTGATGAATATTATTAAAAGTTCACCAGTTGATGCTGATCTAAATTACATTGATGTGTCAGGTATAACCGACATGTCATATTTATTTACTAACAGTGAATTTACTGGGGATATTTCAAAATGGAATGTTAGTAATGTAATTTGCATGGAATATATGTTTTATGGTAGTAAATTCAATAGTGACATATCTAAATGGAATGTTTCTAATGTAACAAATATGGCAGCTATGTTTGAATGTAGCGAGTTTAATGGAGATATTTCAAAATGGAATGTTTCTAATGTAACTAATATGTATAGTATGTTCTATGATAGTAAATTTAATGGAGACATATCTAACTGGGATGTTAGTAATGTATTAAATATGTCGCACATGTTTGAATATAGTAAATTCAATAAAGATATATCCAATTGGAATGTATCTAATGTAACCAATATGTCATATATGTTTTATTACAGTGAGTTTAATAAAGATATATCCAGTTGGAATGTATCTAATGCCATTAATATGACTAGTATGTTTAACTTTAGTAGTTTTAATGGAGACATTTCTAAATGGGTAAAACAACCAACTTAATATACATGATGGATGATTAATACCCTTTACCTAGATATGTAAAATAACCACTACATCTAAAAAGTGTAGTGGTTATTTTTTTATGCATTTGATTTTATTTTAGTTACATATATATAACATGTACTAACTTATGTATTACATCTGAGCATATCGTTTAGGTGGTATATAGGTTAACATTTTTAAGGAGAAACAAAATGAACACAAAACAAACAGTAGTAGTTGCAACAAAAGAAGAACTGGTGAATATTATCAAAAATTCACCAATTGATGCTGACCTAAATTACCTTGATGTATCAAATATAACTGATATGTCAAGTTTGTTTGCTCATAGTAAATTTAATGGAGACATTTCTAAATGGGATGTTTCTAATGTAACTGATATGTCTAGCATGTTTGAATATAGTAATTTTAATGGTGATATTTCAAAATGGAATGTATCTAGTGTAACAGATATGTTTAATATGTTTAATAACAGTAAATTTAATGGAGACATTTCAAAATGGGATGTATCTAGTGTAATTTATATGTCTAATATGTTTCAGCATAGTAAATTCAATGGTGATATTTCGTATTGGAATGTGTCTAATGTCACTAACATGGAATATATGTTTTATAATAATACTATTTTTAAAGGAAATATTTCAAAATGGGTAAAACAACCAACTTAATATACATGGTAGATAATTAATACCCTTTACCTAGATATGTAAAATAACCACTACATTTTTTAGGTGTAGTGGTTATTTTTTTGTGTATTGGATAAAGTTTCAGTTACTTATATATAACATGTACTAACCTATGTATTACATCTAACATATCGTTTAGGTGATATGTAGGTTAATCTTTCTAAGGAGAATCAAAATGAACACAAAACAAACAGTGGTGGTTGCAACAAAAGAAGAACTAATGGAAATTATTAAAAGTTCAAAGGTTAATGCTAATCTAAATTATCTTGATGTGTCAGATATAACTGACATGTCAGATTTGTTTGCTAATAGTAAGTTTAATGGTAATATTTCTAAATGGGATGTTAGTAATGTTGAAGATATGGAATATATGTTTTATAACAGTAAGTTCAATAGTGACATTTCACAATGGAATGTTAATAATGTTACTAACATGGAAGCTATGTTCTATAAAAGTAATTTTACTGGAGACATTTCGCAGTGGAATGTAGCTAATGTTACTAATATGGCATTTATGTTTAACTTTAGTAGTTTTAATGGCGACATTTCTAAGTGGGTTAAACAACCAACTTAGATCGTGTAATAATATATAGATTAAAAATACTTAAGGAAAAAAAATGTCTATAGCTATTTTAAAAATAACACAAGAAGAAGCAAAAAATAAATTAAAAGTTGCAAACAATGCAGCCATTAATAACGATGGTGTAAATAAACTTATTGTGATTGTAAAAGAAATAAGAACAAATTTCCCAACCATAGAAAGAGGATTATTAAAAGAAGTAAAATATTCAGTTGAAATATTAAAAAGTTTTGGGTATGCATTTAATTTGAGATCAAAAAATCCAAACAAATGGATAACCAAAAACTAATGCTATCATTATTATTATGTAAAGGGTAAATAAAACTTTATTTAATTAGGTAATAATGTGGTAGAAAAATAAGCGAGTATGGTGAAATTGGTAGACACAAGGGACTTAAAATCCCTCGGCCAAAAGCTGTGCCAGTTCGACTCTGGCTACTCGCACCAAACAATTCCTTAATAGCTCAGTTGGTAGAGCGACGGACTGTTAATCCGCAGGTCCCTGGTTCAAGTCCAGGTTGAGGAGCCATTATGTGTAAAAAAGTTTAAAAGGGTCTGTAGCTCAGCTGGTTAGAGCAGTGGACTCATAATCCATTGGTCCTCGGTTCAAGTCCGAGCAGACCCACCAATTTAGCCCTCTTAGTTAAATGGATATAACTAGGGATTTCTACTCCCTTATTGGCAGTTCGATTCTGTCAGAGGGTACCAGTTTGAATTAAAAATATAACAAACACATTGGTAATATACCTTTGTGTTTGTTATATTTTTTAAATAAAAAGGAGAAACATTATGTCTTATTTATTAACAAATGTATTTTCATATACATTAGTATTTTTAGTATTATTTTTACATATTACAATTGTGGGTAATGATAATTTAAATACTGAAATTATATTTTTTAAAAATAAACCAATTGTGAAAAAATTACCAATTGACCAATCATTAAATAAAATAAATGATATAGCTTTTACACTGTTTGCTGAAGATAGATCTAATATTAAAGGTATGAAATATATTTTAAGTGTAATTTTAAATAGATCTAAAAACCATAAATTAAATACAATGCATAAAATTGTATTAGCTAAATATCAGTTTAGTTGTTGGCATAAAGGTAAAAAAGTTAGACAAACAAATAAAAATATAGATAAAAAAATGTATGCCAAAGCTATTACTCTTGTTAAACTTGCTATAAATGGAAAATTTAAACCTTTAACTACTGCTACTCATTATTATAATCCTAATAAAGTTATTGCTAAATGGGACAACGGTTCTTTTAAAGAAGTAGCTATTATTAATGATCATAAATTTCTTGTAGCTGTAAATTAAAACTTTAAAAATACCTCACTGCTATTTAAGCAATGAGGTATTTTTTTTTTATTCTTTAACTATATTAATTTGTTTAATAAAGAAATCAACTAAATATTCTATAATACTATATAAACCAGCTTCTTCAGGAGTCATCTTATCATTTATTTTAAGTAATTTATTCATATTACTAAGAATATAATATGCATTACTATAATAGAATCTAACATTAGCTACTAAATATAAACATAATTCATCTATATTATCTGCAGTATCTAAATCAATAGTTTTAATATATGCGTCATACATACCTTTAACTACTGCATTATAATCAGATATAGAATTAATAACTTCTTTTTCTTCTTCACCAGCTGCATCTAATTGAGAAAAGAAAAGATTATTAATTATAGTTTTAAATGTAATAAGTTTAGTATTACTTATAGTAACAGAATATGCACTTCTAACATTTAACCATATATTAGTATAGTAATCTTTACCATCAATTAATTTAGTAGTAGTTATGTCATAGTTATTAGTTTTGGCTATAAAACCAAATAAAGCTTCTATACCACAACCTGATTCTGCTAATTCATTGAATGATTCTTCATATACATATAAATCATAGTTTTTAGTGTTACCAATAATGATAGACACATTAGTCGCAGAATTAGTAGTAAGTAATTGTTTATTCCTAATAGTTTTTTCATACTGTTCTACTGTTTGATATAAATTAGCAGCATGAATATTTCTGTTATTAGCGGCCTTTACCCTTAATTGTAACATAGTATTATTAAGATTAAGATCAGTTCTAATAGATAGATTTCTATAAAATAAATAATTAGCTAAATTATAATTAAGAAGAGTTGGAATATCCATTGCATATTCTTGTTGTTCATTAACTATATAATTAAGAATAACTGATGGACCTATTTCATCTAACCATGATTTAATATATGTATCATAATCAACATTATCTGTAAGTAAATATGTTGATACATCAAAACCTTCTGTTAATGTATTTGTGTTAAATACATCTTTAACATTATTGGTAATTTCTTTATATTGCGATAACTCTGTATCAATTAACGGACTTCTAAATACACTAGGTAATTTATAATAATGAACATTAAAAAAGTCTTCTGGTTGTTTTTCTTTATAATTATCTAATGCAGAAATAATAGATTCATGTAATTCTTTTACTGCTACATTAACTACAGTTTTAGCATATTTAATATGTCCAGTAACTAATGTAGATAATTTATTTGTATAATCTTCCATAATAGCATCATGTGACGACATCGCATATGACTTTTCACCATTAGCACCAATTACATAATTACCACCACTCATAGTTTGTATCTGATCAATTACACCTTCATCAGATGAAATTGATATAGGACCATTATATCTTTGTACAGATAAACATAATTCCTGCAATGCTGTAGCATTTAAAAAATCTAATTTAATATTAGCAGTAACTAAATCTTTTGCAAAAGCTTCAGATACTTTAATCGTATTTTTAGTTAACATAATTATTTTCCTTTTAAGCTAAAAGCTTTTTCTTTAAACTGTTAACAATAGATAAATCAATTATATTTTTTGTTAACGATTGATTATTTATTACATCAGCAATGTCTACACCTGCACATTTTTTGATTACGGAACTAATTACTTCAACAGTATTAGCAATAACAATAGTATTATTAAGAATTTTATCACGATTTATGTTATCAGCAATAGATTGAAGATTGCTATTTACATTTTGATTATTATTATCCACAGGTAGTTGCTCCATAATTATTATTAAAAAATACACTCAAAGAATATATGAAGACTGTATTATAATTTTTTTATTTTTTTGTTACATAACTTGAATGTGAAAAGGAAAAACTAAATGAACACAAAACAAACAGTGGTGGTTGCAACTAAAAAAGAATTATTAGAACTTATAAATAATTCATCAGATAGTGCTGATTTAAATTATATTGATGTGTCTAATATTACTGATATGTCTTATTTGTTTTATGATTCCAAATTTAATGGAGACATTTCGCATTGGAATGTTTCTAATGTTACCATTATGGCTGGTATGTTTATTGGTTGTGAATTCAATGGTGATATTTCACATTGGAATGTTTCCAAAGTAAAAAATATGGAGTATATGTTTGACGAAAGTAAGTTTAATGGGGATATCTCGAAATGGAATATTTCCAATGTTAAAAATATGTCATATATGTTTTATTACAGTGAATTTAACAATGATATATCTAATTGGGATGTATCTAAGGCCACTGATATGTCATTTATGTTTTATAAGAGTAAATTCAATGGTGACATTTCTAAATGGGATGTAGCTAATGTTACTAATATGAGAAATATGTTTTATTATAGTGAATTTAATGGTAATATTTCTAAATGGAATGTATCTAAGGTTACTGACATGAGAAATATGTTTAATAATAGTGAATTTAATGGTAATATTTCTAAATGGAATGTTTCTAATGTCACTGATATGAGTTCTATGTTTAATAACAGTGAATTTAATGGTAATATTTCTAAATGGGATGTATCTAATGTTACTAATATGCGCTCTATGTTTTATTATACTAAGTTTATTGGAAATATTTCTAAATGGGATGTATCTAGTGTTACTGATATGTCTCACATGTTTGAATATAGTAAATTCAATGGAAACATTTCAGAGTGGAATATAGTTAATGTTACTACTACAGCATTTATGTTTTCTGAAAGTGAGTTTAATGGTGATATTTCTAAATGGGATGTATCTAATGTATTAGATATGGCATGTATGTTTTATAATACTAAGTTTAATGGAGATATTTCTAAATGGAATGTTTCCAATGTTATTGATGTTAGAAATATATTTTCTAGCAGTAAATTAATTAATAATATTGTTAATATTAATAATACAGAACATATTGATTATAAATATTTAGACGTGTTACAAGTATGTTTTATAATAATACTAATTACGGTAATGATAACATTTTATTATTGCTACTATTATGGTGATATGCAATGAATATTTTTTTAGATAATGATGATAATTATAAAAGAGAAATAGATATAATAAAAGCATATGCTACACAATCTAGTTCATATTTACAGAAAATAAAAAATATATCTAAAGATAGTGCAGATAAGATAATGGCAGATATAATAAAAACTAGATTATTAGATAGAAAAATTAAACACTTTAGTAGAAAAGAAAATGGTGATAGAGAAATAGTAGAAACTAGTTTATTAGGTTATATTTATAATAATATTAGAAATAATAACATTATAGTTCCTACATTTACCACATACCTTAATAGTAATGTAAAAAAATCAATGCTATCTGAATTTATTGCCAATAATGTTAAAGTTAGATCTATAGCTAAAAAAATAGCACAAAAAGCTAAAGTAAATAAAAATATGGATTTATATAATTCTAAAAATAATGAACAAAGTATGCTTAAGACTTATAACAATTCCTTATCAGGTGCATTTGCACAAAAATCTTGTATATTACATAATCCTACAGCTCATAGTACCTTAACTTCTATCACTAGAACTATGTCATCTTTAGCTAATGCTAATAATGAAAAACTTATAACTGGTAATAGATTTTATTACAGTCCATTAATTATGTTAAATAATATAATTTATATAGTTTCAAATGCAAATTTAATAATTCTTAAAGATGTAATAGATAAATATAATTTATATTTACCTAATGTTGATGATGTTGTAAATGTTTTAAAAAGAAGTTCAGATCTTTATTTTAGTGATTTACCTTATTATTTAACTAAAATTATACCATATTTAAATACACTTACACCATATGAAAGAGCTGCTATATGTTACTTAGGTGATTTTTATCATATACGTGTTTTTAATCCTGAATTTGTAAAAACGTTTATAACTGAATTATGTACTAAAATCAGTAGCAATGATACATCCCTAGATATACCTAATAAATTATATGCTACAAATGAAAGTATTTTAAATTTTACTCATTTAATATGGTTTAGCATGGTACGTGGTTATGGTAAGAAATATGAAGAATTACATACTGAAAATAAAGCAGCTAATTTATATTATACAACTTTACATATAGAAGAAGTATTAGTTAAATATAAAGATTTTATACATGGGTTTTTTGTAACTAATATATTACCTAATTCTAGTAACAGATTAAAATATATGAGAAGAAGGACTGTTGTACTTAGTGACACAGATTCTACTTGTTTTACAATGGAAGAATGGGTAAATTGGTACAATGGCTCTATAGTTATAAATGATGAAACTATAGCTGTAGCTGGTGCAGTTTGTTTATTAGCTACAGAAAATATAGCACATTTATTAGCTAAGTTATCAGCAAATTTAAATGTAGATAAATCATTATTACATACTCTTGCAATGAAAAATGAATATATGTGGACTGTGCACATACCAACTGAGGTATCTAAACATTATTTAGCTTATACTGTTATGCAAGAAGGCAGTGTTCATAGTGAACCAGAATTAGAGATAAAAGGTGTACATCTTAAAAATAATGCATTACCTAAAAATATAAAAGATGATATTAATAATCTTATAGAAGATATTTTAAAAACTATACATACTAATAATAAAATAAAAATAACTAATATATTATTACATATTAAAAATTTAGAAGACGAAATAAGAAGATCTGTATTAGCTGGTGAAGTTATTTATTATAAGAAATCATCTATTAAAAATAAAGAAGGATATGCTATGGATGAATTTCATTCTCCATATCAAAGACACATGTTCTGGGTAGATATATTTCAAGATAAATATGGTGAAGTAGCTGAACCACCTTATAATACTATAAAAATACCCACTATTATAATAAATAAAGTTACTATGAATGAATGGATTAATTCTATAGAAGATAAAGATATAGCAGATAAATTAAATACATGGTTAATTAAATATAATAAAAAAGATTTACCTACTTTATATCTTAATGTAGATTATGCTCAAGCATATGGTATACCTATTGAATTTATTAATATTATTGATGTAAAAAGAATTATTTTAGATTTAACTATTACATATAGATTAATATTAGAATCATTAGGGTTAATTATGGATAATAAATTATTAATTTCTGAGCAGTATCTTTTTTAATTGACATCTTGATATGTAAGGTTACCCTTACATATCAAGATCAATCTTGTGGGTTACTAAATTTAAAAGAAAGGGATAAAAAATATGCCTATAACACCAACACCAATTTCACCATCTGTAACATATTTTATAGATATGTCTGGTTCTAACCCAGCTAATTTAGTTTCAAATGAAATACATACAGTTAGTGAAGCACATTTTGCAGATTACTATTTTATAATTCCTAATTTTGCGCCATTTTATGCCCAAAATTTTGCCATGAGTATATCTATTAATGGTATAGTAACAACATTAATAGAGAATATAGATTATAGTTTAGTATTACCTTACGTAACTGGAACTAGAACAACTGGTAAACCAATGTACGGTGGAATAACCATACATAATTTAGCATTAAATGGTATATTATCTTTAACATATCAGACAATAGGTGGTGATCAGTTAGTAGATAGATTATATGTTTTAAATTATCTAGTAGAAAAAGCATATAACCCAAGAACAACAATATGGGATATTATAACAAATGTTCCTAATGCTCTTCCACCAAATCCTCATTATCAAGATTATAATCAATTTTTAGGTCAAGATTCGTTGATACTAAAATTAAATGAAATGAAAGATGCTATATTAGCTAATTCAACTAATACATCAGCACAAATACTTTCAATAGTAAATAACTTAAGTAATAATACAACTAATGGTTTAGCTTTCACTGGTGGTACAATGACTAGCCCACTTATATTAGCTGGTAATCCAAATACAGCACTTGAAGCTGCTACTAAACAATATGTTGATAGTAGTGACCTAGCATTACAAACTCAAGTTACAACATTACAAGGAGCAGTTACTACATTTAATGCTAGTACAGTTACCTTAACATATGTAGATACAAAAGATGCACTTAAGGTAAATAAGGCTGGTGATACCATGACTGGTCAACTAGTGTTACCAGGTGCTCCTACATTAACCACACATGCTACTGATAAAGGTTATGTTGATACACTAGTAACAACACATACTGCTAATGTAGCATTACATCTTACACCAACTCAAAATACATTATTAGATGCAGTAACTGTAACATCAACTGAAATCAATACTTTAGCTGGCGCTACATCTAATGTGCAAGCACAAATAAATACTAAACTTAGTTTAGCTGGTGGAACAATGACCGGTCCAATAACATTAGCATCTGATCCAATAGCTCCATTGGATGCAGCAACTAAACAATATATAGATATGCAAATAATTGAACTTAGACAATATATTACTGATATGTTATTGATAAATAAAATACTTTAAATAAATATCAACATAATAATATAATGTTACAAATGTATAACCATCTAGATAGCATATGCTATCTAGATGGTTATATTATACTAACATTAAAGTGATAGTATTTTATCTATATTAACTAAATGTACTTTATAAAAACCTGTTAATGTATTTTTAAAGTAACCATAAATTTCTAATATTTTTGCAAAATCATGCACCATTATTGATAGTTCTTTTTTCATTTTATCATTAGACAATGAAATATTATTATTACCTACTTCAGTAGCTAAATGGTCTAATAGCATACAGACAGAATTGTATAAAGTTTTAATATTATCAGAAGTTTCTTGATTAGATATTTTATCAAGTTTAGCGATATCTTCATGCATAGGTTTAAAATCATTTAAGGTTTTAAATAATGCTCTAATAGAATCTTGATCTAAACCATTTGTTTTAGTAAAATATTTATTACCTTTATTTAATAAATTTTCACAAATAGATACATTTTTATTTAGTTTTGAATACCCATACACCATTGCTTTATTATCAATATTAACTGTATTTAAATAATCAGAAATAGCTAATTTAAGTATATCGCCTGACTCTAATACCACAGGAGTTAATTCAGAAAATATTTCTTTTAAATCTGAAATATAATCTACAAATTTACCACTAAAGTTTTCTTGTTTATAAATTATATTATCAGCTACTAATGTAAATTCTAAGTATTTAATTTTATTATTTAATTCAAACTGTTTAGATAAGACTTCTGCAGCTTGTCTATCATCATATTTACCTAATACAGATGTACCAAGATTATGAAATACATCTAACATTTTATAAACATAATCAGATAAAGCTTCTGTCGACACTTTATCTATGTTTGTAAAATAATTATTATACTGTTCTATTGAAATAGAATTTTTTAATTCAGTTTTATTATTATACAATTTCATGATTGCCTTTCTTTACTTAAAATATAAATCTGCTACTTGTTTAGATACTTCTTTTAATAATGTATTAGATGTACCCATTATATATGGGGATAAAGTAATACGCGCAGCGACACCTTTAAATCCATACATAGCATCAACTTCTTTACCATCTTCTGTGTGTAAATTATAAGAATATACATCACCTAAAACAGATTTTAATTGAGCACCATATACAAATTTATCACCTATACCAGCATTAACGTTTTGAGTGATGTATATTTTTAATTCTAACATTTCTGGCATTAAGTTAACACCATTTACTCTATATTCATCTGATACTTTATTATTAGTTAATTCTAAAGAACTTCCTTTAGTTTTAGACTCTGTATCAGCATTTAATTTCTTAGCTAATTTCTTTAAACTAGGAGACATATCATTTATATCACCATTATAATACATCTCATATTTATCTATTACACCTTTAATTTTAGGTTTAGGAGATAAATTAGCTATATTTGATAATAACTTTAAAGTATCTTTATTTAAATTAATTGCATCAGATTCATTTTCTAATAAAGTAAATATTACTGAATCTATTTCTACTTGACTATTTTCTGGTAATAAATTTATAATTGTTTTACTAAAATCAATAGTATAACTTAAAACTTTAGTATACTTAGTTGACATTTCTGATGATAATTTAGCTGATATACTTGAACTATCTTCATATACTTCATTATTTAAGGTTAAGGCTGTAGTTACATTTTTAGCAAATTTAAGTATGAGTCTATCTTTATTAAGCCAATCTTTTTCAAAGTAATTACTATTATAAGTAATAGGATCAGACTTCTTAAAAGAGCTTTTAACAGATAGTTCTGTCACTATGGGATGTTGGTAACAAGAACCTTCTGCTAAACCATGCTGCAACCCTATAGGTACTGTTACAACGGTTTTATCTTTATCTTTATATTGTATAGTTATAGTATGTTCAGTTTTTTCTATAACTACACCATCTTCCAAAGCCATATAAGCATATAATGGGCTTACTCTAAATGGTACTATATACTCATACTCAGTTCTAATTAAAGGTTGTGAATAACCAGGCGTAGCTATAACATGAGTATTTTGAATTGCTATAAAATTTGTTCTTTTTGGATCATCATTTTCTACAGCAGGTGTTAATAAACCAGATGTAGATAATAACTTTTCAGGTGAATCTTTATAACTAGTATCAGAAGAATCAATCATACCTCTTATATTTTTAAATCTAGCATGTGGTGTTAAAAAAGTATTTATACCAACATCACCAGAGATAACTGTTGATTCAGAAGTAACACCCATATCTGTATTAGAATATTCTCTTAATTTACTAGATACAGATTCTCTGCTTATACCATCTCCTCCAGTTAAAGTTACAGATTCTATTTCCTTTAATTCATTAATAGGATTAATATCTTCAATAAGTTTTTTACTATTATCCATAGTAACTTCATTCCATACTGCATATGGTGATAATTCTATTTTATTTTTTTTTCCAGATTTAAATTTATAAGCTCTTATACTTGAAGTAAGCGCTTTATAAGTTAACCCAGCTATACGTTCATATCCTTTTATTCTAGAATAATTCATGTCATTTATTTTAGGATACTCTAATGTAGTTAATAAATTATTAGCTCTTAAAAGTAATTCTAAATAATTAGTTGGTTCTTTCATTTCTTTTAAGACATCTATTGTTATAGGATCTAAAAATAAATCTTTCAATATACCTAATTCTTTAAGATGCATTAAATTACAAGATCTTTCTTCCATAACTAATAAATAAATATCTGGTTTATTAAAATCAATTATATTATATTGTCTAATTAAATCTTTATAGAATAAAAAACCTGAAAGTAATAACGTTGCTTCTTTATTAGATTTTTTAAATATAAGTTTGTTATCTTTAAATCTAAGTTGAAATTCATCTTCAGAAAGTTTATATTTCTTATTACTTTCCATTATTATAGGATTACCTTTACAAATTTTTATAAGACCTTCTATGCCTATATAATATGCTATAGCAACACCTAATGGTATGTCAGTACCTAATATTTTTATAGTTGAAAAAGTTGTTGGTATTTTACTATTATCTAAATTTAATAATGTTTCTATTTTACCTATAGGTGTAGTGGTATTATTTTTAAAAACACTTATGATATCATTATTGTCTATAACTAAAATATCACTAGCTTTGTTATACCCTATATAAAATAAAGATCTTTTTTCCAATGACTGTTGTACTTCAATATCAATGTGTTTACTTATATCTGTATAAACTAAATTTAATGTATATATTTCATCATTATTAGCTATTACTATGTTATTAAATGTCATACTCAAATTACTATACATAATAGGTAAGTTTAATGAATTATCAAAACTATTACCTAATTCTATATGTTTAATTATAAGTGGCGATTCTGATATATAATCTTCTTTAATATAATTAGTAATGTAACTTAAATAATTATAAGCTTTTCTTTCAGTTGCAGCTATAAACAATTTACAATAGTTACTTGTTAGTGCTACTTTAATTTCTGATATTTTACGTATTGGCAGATCAGATTTTTGTTTTCTAAGTTTCAATCTTACTGCAGATGCTAAAAATGTGCCATCTTCATTTATCTTAGGTAACTTAAAGTAGATAATACTTTCTTTAGCATCTAATGGTTTTAATACAACTCTATGATATTCATAATTACCTAATAAAGATTTTTCTTTATCTATATCATAACTCTTAACAATGATATTAGCTTTTTCTAGATTAAGAACACATGCTAATATATCTTTATAAAGAACATTATTTATATATTTTTTATCCATTAACCCTAATATGTTTTCTTTGTAAACAGAATTAACAAGATTATTATTAACAGATATTACTTTTTCTTCTTTTGTTATATTGGTATCTTCTGGTTTTATAATAGTATCTTCATCTATTTGTTTATTTATATTATAAGGAGATTTTAATTCTTTTCTATCTGCTATTTGTTTTTTGATAGTTCTTATTTCAGCAGAACTTACAGATTTAGAATTAATTAATTGTTCTATATATTTATTATATGTTTCTTCTTTTGTTTTATCTTTTATTAAATCAATTATTTCATCGTCATTAGCATTAAATGACATTACACTATCTTCATTTATATCTTCATTTATATCTTCTATAAATAAATTATCTATTTCAGATTCATCATATTCATTTATTAATTCAGTAAGATTAACTGGATTAATATCTTCTGGTTTAATGGTATTATTTTTAATATTATATTTGTTATGTTTAGTATATTCTAATTCATTTTGATTATTTTGTTCATTATCATCTAAATCATTATCAGGTGAATTATCAGTAATTGTAATACTATCATCAGTTATATCTAATACAGTATTTTGTTCTAACTCTTTCTCAACTACAGATTGCACTCTTAACAATGAAACAATAAATAGTTTTTGTAATTTATCTATAGTTAATTTAGTTTTATTGTCTAATGGTGAATCTTTAGATAAAGAAGCTAATACATTAAATGGTATAAATATTATTTTATCTTTATATTCAAAATTTAGAATAATATTATTAGTATCTTCATCTGTTATAACATTATAACTAGATTTATTTCTTGTTTTAGGATTAAACCATAAAAATAATTGGAATATATCTAATAAAGAATCTTCCTTAACAACTCTCATAAGTTGTAATTCATTCATATTAGCCATTCTTACAAATATATTATAACTGTATAACATATGTGGTATTTTTATATTTATAAAATTAATTGAACTAGGTTGATTATTTATTATTTGTTTAACACCACCTATATAAGTACGTTTTAAATTATAATAACTATTATGTTTACTTAATAAATTAGATGGGTATTTATACATATGCTTAATGGCATTGTAATTTATAATATTAACAGATATATCATCTGCTTTACTTTGTTCAAAAATATTAGTAGGTCTAAAATCTTTAAGATTATTTCTTTCCCATTTTTTTATTTTTGTATTTAATTGTTTTTCTAATAAAATAGGATTACCTTCTTTAAAAGATAAGTCATTTACATTGTATATTGCTATTTTTTTATTACTTGATATAGCATTAAAGTAATAAGAATTTTTGCTTATAAACATAGATTCAGAATCTAAATCTAATAGATGTAATATAGTTTGTTTAGGTAATACTATATCATCTTTATTATTTATAACTGGGTTGAATAAATATATATAATTTCTTACTGCATATTTTAATAAGAAACTGCTAGATACTAATAACATAATTACTCCTTTGTTTTTAAATTCAAAAAATCTATTTTTTTGAATGTTTTTTATATACAGATAATACATCTAGCTACCACTTAAAATGGTAGCTAGATGTATTAATTTTTAAATAGTATATTTATAATAACTGTATTCATAATATAATCTTAATTCATCGTTAATAGAAATATCTTGACTTAAATGTGATATGTCAAGTTCATTATTAAATAACATATAACCAAAATTATTATCACATTCTAAAGCTTGTTGTATAGGTAATCTATACGTTACAGCATCAAAGTCAAGATTATTATTAATTAATCTAGCACCTAAATATAATACATTATTAATTACACCAGTAGGAATATAAATAACTATACTAGTTGTATTATTTGTATGTATAGAACCTTTTAATACTTTAAATGAATTTACAATACCAGTTGGTGTATATAATTCCCAATAAATATTAGTTGGGTTTGGCAATAAACTATTATCTACTTCTATATTAAGTGTATTACCTTGATAAAATATAGAGTTAATACCAACAACAGAAATTTGTGAAAAGAATTTATGTTGAGACATAAAATGCATAAAATGATCTATAGTCATATATTTGTTTATAGGTAATATTTTATCTATTTTAGTTGGATCATAATCCAATAAAAAACTATTTATAATATCACCAACAATATTAACTTGACCTATTGTTATAGCTCTTCTTATTCTTTCAAGTACATCTACTATTGGTTCAAAACCATATACATCATCTAATAAATGTCTATGTATAGTAGGAGAAAATTCTACAGGTTTATTTAATACACTTGTCCAAGTAATAGGTCTATTATCTTGAATAACTGTATTATACATGTCTGCAACAGCTTTATCATTAAATGCATATAATCCACCTAATGCTTGATAAGTTATATTTACAGAATTTGTAACTGCTAAATTTATAATTAATATAACAGTAGATATTTCTTTACCATATAAAGATGTAGCTTCCTGATGAAGTTCTACTATTTGATAATCTGTACCTCGCACTAAGGTATTAACACCATTAGTTACTATTAAACTTTCTGCAAAAAATGGTCCATAGTTACTTGCTATACTACGATATTTATTGCCAGATAAAGTATGTGGTTCATTTATAATTTTATTATTAACATTTAAGCCTGTTATATCAAGATCTAGTGTGAGTGGTAAGTATGGCATATTATAGATTAGCTTTGTCTAGTTTAACTAAAACTGGTTCTACACCAGCTAATAATATCATTTTATCAGAAAGTACTTTAGGATTAATACCAGATTCACTATCATCTATAAGCCCTATATTACTATAAAAATCTGCAGCTAATTCAGAACAATAATAACTATTTTTATTATTACCTAATCTAAAAATGTATGTAAATAAATCAATTAAACTATATTGTATACCTAAACTATTAAAAAGAAAGTTATATTGTTTATTTGTTATATTTAAATTTAATGGTAAATGATAAAAATCTCTACTTGAACTAATAGGTATAAGTCTAACAACTGGAACTTGTGCTTCTAAAATCATATATCTATCACCTAATACAATAGCTATACCTACATGTGAATATTTTGTATGTAATATTTTTTGAATTAATATCATAAATAAACTTAAAAAAGAGGTTACTCTAGATGTATTCCATAGTAGTAAATCTCCAGTTTGTATATTTTGTTTATATTCAGAGTAATTATGCATTAGTTTTTCCTTATAAAAAGTTGTTTTTTCTAAAGCTTATATTTAAAATGTCAAAATATTATAAAATTTGGAGGTATATTATGTTCAAAAAGTTATTTCTTGTATTATGTATATTAATGTTTACTAATAATGTTTATTGTGTAAATGTTAATACTTATATACCATCTAAAGCTTTTAGTTATAAAGATATAATTAAAACAGAAGTAAATATATATTTTAAAAATATATATGATATTAATTATATACCTTCTTTAATAGAACAAGAAAGTTGTATATCTTTAACTCATAGTAGGTGTTGGTCTCCTACTAGTAGATTAAAAACTTCAAGAGAAGAAGGAGCTGGTTTAGGACAAATAACAAGAGCTTATAATAAAAATGGTAGTTTAAGATTTGATAAATTAAAAGAATTAAGAGATTCTAATAAACAAGCTTTAAAAGATATGTACTGGGATACTATTTATCAAAGACCAGATCTGCAAATAAGAGCAATACTAATATTATTAAAATCTGATTATAATAGAATTAATAATAATAATAAGTTAGAACGATTAAAAATGACAGATGCAGCATATAATGGTGGTGTAGGTGGATTATTAAAAGAACAAAGAGTGTGTGGTATAGCTGCTAATTGTGATCCTAATATATGGTTTAAAAATGTAGAATTATATTGTTTAAAAAGTAAAAAAAGTTTATATGGTTCTAGATCAGCATGTGATATAAATAGAGAACACACTTCTACTGTATTTAAAATAAGGTTACCAAAGTACAATAAGTTTTATTAAAGTGTAATGGTTATTTTTGTATGCATTTGATTTTATTTCAGTTACATATATATAATATGTACTAACTTATGTATTACACCTAACATATCGTTTAGGTGATATGTAGGTTAATCTTTCTAAGGAGAATCAAAATGGCTATTGCAATTTTAACAGTAGGTGTATCTGGTTGTGGAAAAAGCACAATATGTAAAAAATTATTTTCCAGCACAGTTTACAATCATCTTGAAAGAGATGCTATCAGGATAGAACTGATGGGAGGTATTAACAATTTTTGTTGGGAAAAATGGGACTTCAATCGTGAGAGTGAAGTTACAGAAATTTATCAAAAGAAACTTCATTCCATAATTGAAAGGAATGAAAACATGTGTTTATCCGATACTTGGTTAAATCCAAAGTTTAGGACAGAGATGTTTCAGCACTTAAAGGATGCTGGATACGCTATAAAAGTTATGTTTATAGACACTCCAGTAGAAGAGTGTCTTGAGCGTAACAGAAAAAGAGGTAACCTGATGGTAAAAGAAAAAATTATTCTGAAAATGAAAGGTTATGCACAACAGTATAATGTAATTAAGGAAGAAGAATCGGAACAATATGGGTATGAGTTATTATAACTCACACCCATCCTACTAAGAGTATATTTCTTAGTAGGATTTTTTTTCTTTTTTTCTAACCATTTTTTGATACATTAAAAAGGTTACTAAAATGAAAAGAGATAAAAAGTTTATAAGTGAAAATTTAATAATTAAAGATAATAAAATATTAACTAAAGTAACAACAATTATTGAATTCCCTAAAAGATTTTTAGATACTGATTTAGCTGTTATTGATAAAAGAACATATGTATATGGTATATTTGCTATTATTATAGGTGAAAAATATTCTGTATCAGTTATACCAGCTTATATAGAAACCAAACCTTTATTTATTAAAGAATCTGTAAAAGATGGTACAGAATATGTTCAATTTTATTATGGACCTAATATGACCTTAATAGAAAGTACTGAAATTATAAGAAATAAAGTTCTTACTTATAATATTTTAAATGAATTCTATTTAAAATCTAACATTCCATGGTATATAGAATATACAGATTTAAATTCTATATTAGGTAATATGAAAACATATGCTGATAGTGATATTGGTGCAAGTTCACTTACTAATGAAATTATAACTAGTTATATAACTAGAAATTATAATGATAAAAAAATATATCATAGACTAAAAATAGATGAAAAATATGAATATGTTTCTTTAGATGATCTACAATATGCAGCTATAGGTACATTAAATAAAATAGCTGGTGCTTATTTTAGAGAAGGTTTAACTAGTGCATTAGTTATAAAAGAAAAGAGCCCTACCAAATTAGAAGATTTAGCTAGAAGATAATAAATAGTAACCTAACTGTTTTAAAAACAGTTAGGTTACATTGTTATTTTTTTAAATATTCTGAATTATTTAAAGGAGCTTACAATGCCAACAACAATTGGATTACCTGGTAATCCTATATATAACGCAACAGCACCATGGACAACATGGTCAATACATGAAATATATAATGGTTCTATAGGTCCTAATAAATATATACCTAAAATTAATGATTACATAATAGAACCAGAAACTGGAACTATGTATATAGTAACTAGTTTAGACCCTATAACATTTATACCATCTTATAGCCCAATAAATACATCAGCAACTAATCAACAAATTTTTATAGATGCATTAGTAACACCTTTAGATGATAATTATAGATTATATTACGATAAAACAACTACTCCATTTACTTTAAAAGTAGATTCACTAGCTAAAGTATATTCATCTACTTCTTCCTATTCTAGAATATATAAAGGTTATTCTATAGACCCTACTAATATAATTTCTAGGATGTATGATAACACTGGTAATTATATTGGTAGTGATGTTCCTTTAGAGTTAGTAGGGTATAATAATGTAAATAATTTATCCATTAAATCTATAGCTACATGTTCTACTAACTCTATTTTGGTGAATGGCGATATAGCTATAGCTGTTATTTATGATTCTAATGGTAAAGTATTATCTAAAAGAACTCTTATAGTTGAAGAAACTACATATGTAGCACAAGCATTTGCAGAACAAAAATATATAACTAATATTTCAATTGAGTCTTCATTTATAGCTATAAATACACCGTCTATAATAGATTACCCAGTTAATTTACCATTAGAATCTTTTAATCCTTTAGGTGTTGTGCATTATAATGATGGTACAATAGCAAGATATCCAATAGATAATATTAAATTTTCTTTATATGGTATAGAAAGATTTACTTCCACTATTATTGGGCATAAAGTTCCTTTAGTATTAAGTTATAAATTAGGTTTAAATGAATCAGCTATAGCTAACGTAACATCTGACGGTGTTTATGTTACAGTACCTTATACATTGCAAGTATCATTACCTAATACTAGTTACAATGTTAAATTATATGTATATCCTGTCTGGGTTGATCAAGTAAATGGCTATAAATATAAAGCATATTTAATGAATTTAGATAGAAATATTTTAATAGATGTATCTACTAAATTATCATTAACAGCAACATCACCAGCATTTAATCCTTTACTATATGGTGTTACACAAAGATTAACTTTTTCAATAGAACTTAGTTCTGTATCTGGTTTATATAATTATTTTATTTATTATCAAACTGTTGATATAATTTTGAGATCTCCTGGTGATAATATTATTTCAACTAACTTTTGGGAAATTGGTAATCAAATACCAACTACTACTCCAATATATGGAACAAATATAACTGCTAAAAGAAATAACACATTTACTTCTAATGTAAATATATCGAATAATATAACTAATTTATCTGAATGGTTAACTAAAGTTTATTTACCCACTAATCCTTTAGTTAATCCTTTAACTGAGATAGATCCTTTAATACCTACACATTTAGAAGTTCATTATCTAAATAATGTTATAATTATACCTATAGAAGATTTTATACTTGATATAAATTTTCCTGTTACTATATCATTAAGCTCTAATATAGATATTGTATTCTTTAAAATAACATCTTCTGGTTATTTAAAATTATCTGTTGCGTCAATGATTGTAAATTAAAAGGAATAAAAATGCTAAATAAAATAATAAATTTTGTAAAAACTTATATCTATAATATCTGTATTGTAAAAGCAAACTTAATAGATAAATATGATCAACCTAATATATTAAATACAAAAACTTTTTCTACTATAATATTAGATACTAATAAAGGTACTTTTGTATTTACTTTTAAAGAAGATAGAAGAGCTACTAAAAGTATATTTAGAAAATTCATTGTTGAAATTAATGTACCAGCAGGTCTTAGTAGTGATATAATAAGTTTGAATACTAAAATATTTATAGCTATAAAATTAATTATTATGTCAGTTGATTATACATTATTAACTAAAATATTATATAATAGATATTTAAAGGAAGCTATTAAAAAGTTTGAAAAATAATAAATAAATAACAACCTTACTGCCTAATAAGCAGTAAGGTTGTTATAATATTTAAATAATATTAAATTTTCCATTAAGTATTATTTTGTCACCAAGTATTCTATTGACATTAACTATAAATCTATATTGAAATAAATTTAAAGTTGTTATTATGTTATGTATATTAGGATGTATTTCTATAATACTTGTATCTATAGTTTGTTTTACTACATCAATTAATAATAAATCTTTATAATATGTATCTAATAAAGTTATTATAGTACCATCATCATAAGGGTTAGTATAAACAGATGCAGCTATAGTACCATTTAATATATCAGCTATTATTTTACTTATTACAGAACTATAAACAACATATTTAGTTTGTATTGAGTTAGCTAATGGTAATTCAGGTGGATATATTAAAGTAAAGAAATTACTTATTCTTTTATTTTTAATATTACTTGCGTTATAATAACTAAGTGTATCTAATCCTGTAACTTGTTTAATACTTACAAATGGTTCAGAAATACTATATGGTAATCCATTTAATGAATCAGTAGTTCTAACTATGTTATCAACTTCGGCATAGAGCACGTTATTACGGTCATAGAAGCGACCGTTTATGAACACGCTATAGATTCTATCATCTCGTATGTCAAACTTGTTATTTCGCCCTAAAACACCGCTATTGATAAATCCATTTATTTCTAAATCATTTATAACATTTAAATTAAATCCGTAAGCTCTAATATGTATATTTTGTATATTTGTTGCATTTAGATATTCTTTATTACAAATAGATACATATGGGTAATTTAAATAATAATCTATATCTTTAACTAATCTGTAACCATTTAAATATATATCTAAATTACTATATATCATTTCTGCATTATCAGTAACAACCACTTGATTAACAATATGATTAATTGTTATTGGAAAATATATATTACCATTACTTATATCATATGTTATATCTTTAATGTTAGGTTCATTTAAATATACTATCATTATTTGTTTTCCAGTTATTTCATTAACTGATACAGTTGTAGCTGTTCTTGTAACTAATGTAGTATTTGTTATATCAACCCAATTAGTTATTCTTACATTATTATAAAAATCTGCACTTAATATAATATAATCATCATACTTAGTTGTTATAGTGGTTACATTAGGGTAAAGATTATCATAACTAATAGGAGTTTGTCCTTTTATAAATTCTACATAATTTGCTGTTTGATTTATTATTAAATAAACAGGTCCACTAGTTGGATAATATCCTAACATTACCCCTGTAGCATCATATTCATATGCATAACTAGGTTCAGTATATAAATCAGGTACAGGTATAGATAATCTTGTATTTACTATAGTTGTATTATAACCAAAATAATAAGTAATAGAATTATATCCTAGAGCATTAGTACATAATTCTTTAGTTAAATTAAAGAAATTAGGTGAACTAGCAATTTTAAAATAATCACTATTTTCTAATGTTTCAACTCTATAATCTAATATAGAAGTATTAGTACCATTTAATACATTTAATTGAGTAACTGGTGGTAATTTATATAACTCATGTAATTTTAAATCACTATAAACTAAATTTCTATTTAAACCAGATTTTCTACTATAAACTAAAATACTTTTATCTGTTATAGTACCGCCATTTATAGAAGTTATTATATTAGCTAAATTGTTTATATAAACAGAATTTAAACCATAATCTTTATCAGTTACCATAGTTATAGTATCTGGATTATGTCTATAGTAATAAACACCATTATTATTAAGATTACTTGTAGTAACATATATATCTACGTCATCAAAATACTCTAAACCAGGTAATACTTTAGTTCTATTTAGTAAATACATAGATTTATTATGCAACAATGAAGTATATTGTCTTAAAGTGGATATAGGTATATATTGTTTTGATAATAGGCTTTGGTCATATATTACTTCTACATAACTATAATTAGGTATCAATAATGTCATCTTGTCATATATATAACCATTAACAAAAACAGTACATAAACCACCATTTGTTTCTTTTGTTATTATCCAATTTTGTATAGCAGCTTTATCAGTATTAGTAATAATATTCATAGATATATAATCTATACCTATAGCAATTGGTAGTAATCCATATTCAATAGTATTAAAATATGCATTACTATAAAACCTAATATATTTATTAGTTACATTATTAAAATTAGCTATAATATTTGCATCATACATTGTAGCTATTATAATGCTTGATTCATTAATAAAACTGTAATAAATTTTATTTCTTGGAAACATAACACCATTATCATCATATATTTGCATGATATAATTTCTAGCCACCATATCAGTGGCTGCATTAATCCAAACATCTTTATACCATTCTATATTTTGTCTTAATAGATTAATATAATTAGGTGATAAATTACCTATAATATAAACATTATATTTATTTACAAGATCTGGCAATTGTTTAGATGTATTATAAATAGATACATTTTTTATAACTGGTTCATTATTTACTTTCTTTAGTGAAAAAGTATATTGTTTATCTTGTTTACTGGCAGAATAAATATTATTAAGGCAAAATTTAACTACAGGTAAAGTTAACATATATTATTTATCCATATATGAATCTATTATAGTATCATACTGAGTTACAAATTCATCACCTTTACCACGTTTACTTATTTTATTTATAATTTGTGCTAAGAAACTTTTATTAAAACTCTTATTAACAAGAGAATTATACACTAATGAAATCCAAATAGGTGGGTATTCTAAACTAGCTAATATATTTTCTTTACTATTTAAACCATACCAATTATTTCCTAATATAGAACTTAATACTGGTGCAGAAAAGCCTTTAAGTCTTACGTTATTAGTTACCTCATAACAACTAGTGCAAAATGAATTTATATCAGAAAGTTTATTACCAACTTTTTCATAAATTTCATATACAACTTTTTCGTCTAATATAAATTCTGCTTTGAATTTAATAATTAATTTATCAATATCATCTTTTTCTAACTTATTAACAAATAAACTATTATAGTACATTAATGATAATATTTTAATCATGTAACTACTATTTAAATCTAACCCAAATCTTTTACTTAAATTATCTGATAACCAAGTAGAAAAAGCTAAATGTGCAAATTTAAGATCTTTTATCTCTTTATATTTTTCTACATACCATACATTACTTAAGATAAATTTATCTATTTGTAATTGTAATTGATACGATGTAACATCTTCTATAGTGTAATTATTTTTATCAATTTTAATAAATTGTCTAATGTCTAATGCAGACCATTTTTCTTTTTGGTTAAATATAGTTTGGCTAAAGTTAGGTAATTCACTTTCAGTAGTAGTTAAACCATATAGTATTATAGGTTTAATGTATATATCATTATTACTAAAATCTTTTATTTTTACACTAGATTTTGTTGTTATATATGGATAATCTATAACACCATATTCAGAAATAGTTGCAAAAGCTTTACTTATATCTATGGTTTGTAGATAAGTAGTGTTGTAAGGAGTAACAAATATCATTTTAAGTCCTTTGTTTAACAGTAGATAATTTGATTTTAAATCACAAAATTGTTTTTTTAATTAGGAGAAATACACATGGCTGAAATTATTAACGCAGCTCCAATGGTAATAGATCTTGGTACTAATGATCTATCTACAAGAGTTGTACCATTGAATTCTTTAAATATTCCTCAACATTTACCTAAGTTTTATATGTTTGCAGAAAAAGGTCCAATTGGACCAACTTATGTAGACCATTCAGCTGTATCTCTTACTCAGTTATATGGTGATGAAACATTTAATTTGATGAATAAATATTTAACTCATCAAACTGTATTCGCTCAATCCGCTGCTGCAGCTGGAAATAATTGTGTTATACAAAGAGTTGTACCTATTGATGCCAATGATTCATCTAATGTAACTATGTATTTAGATGTATTACCAACTCAAGTTACATTATATGTAAAAAATGTTGATGGTTCATTATCATTAGATGCTAATGGATTACCTATACCTGTACTTGATAATTTAGGTGCACCAACATTAATTCCTGGATATAGTGTTAAATGGGTAACTGATTTCACTCCTACACCTATAGGTACAGCTGTACAAGGTTTAAAAACAGTAAGAGTTGGTACTCAGATTGATCCTATTACTTCTGTACAATCTACACAAATTCCAATTTTTGAATTTGTAGCTAAATATGCTGGTGAATATGGTAATAAATTAGCTATTCGTATGTTTCCTGCTTTAACTACAGATTTGGAACCGTATCCAAGTTATATGTTAACTGATATGAAGAATTTCCCTTACTATTTCCAATTAATGCAAGTAGTTAATCCATTGACAGGAAGATTAGTACCTGTAACCAATACATCTTTATTAGCTAAAACTAGATTTACTTTAGATAGTAATACGTTAGATAGTAACACTCAAGCCCATGTTGATTTAGAAACAATGGTTAATAAAGGGTTTGTTGAGTTTGCGTCACCAGAAACAACTAGAATGTTAGGTAACATCTATATTTATAAGGCTAATTTATTAAATGAATTAACTAACTTTTATAACTCTGAAAAGATTACTACAGATATCTTTAAAGATGCATCTATTAATACTTCAGTTATAAACCCATATGCTATTAATGTTGTTAGTTTTACTAATTCAACAGGTTCACCATACCAATCTATTAAATTGGTAGATAATGTTGATTCTGTAAGATTAACTAGAAATACTAATATTTTCTTAAAAGGTGCTTTTGATGGAACTATTAACCTAGCTACATTAGATGCATTAGTAGCAGATGATATGTTATTATATAATAGTAATATTTCTGAATACAATGATTTAGTATTACATCCTGAATCTATTATTTATGATTCTGGTTTTAGCTTAGCAACTAAAAAAGCTATGTGTAAATTTATTTCTAAACGTAAAGATACTTATGTTGTATTATCAACAATAGCACATGATAATCCTTCTCAAGATTTAGCTTCTCAATATTCTGTAGCAGTGTCACTTAAAACTACACTAGACTTATATCCAGAATCTTCTTCATTTGGTACACCAGTAATGAGAGGTTTAATATCTATTGGTTCTGGTAATATCATTGGTTCTAATTATACAAATAAAGTACCTTTAACATATGAAATTTGTTATAAAGCTGCTAAATATATGGGTGCAAGTACTGGTGCATGGAAAAACAATTTTGCATTTGATCATGCTCCTAACTCTATTGTTACACAACTTAATAATATTGACATAACATGGCTACCAGCTACCACTAGAAATAGTTTGTGGACTGTTGGTATTAACTTTGTTCTTAATTATAAAGTTAATACACAATTTTTCCCAGCAATTAAAACTGTATATGAAAATGATACATCAGTATTAAATAGTTTCTTTACAGTTGTAGCTATTGCATACTTAAATAAAGTTGCTCATAGTGCGTGGAGAGAATTTACTGGGGCTATTTCTTTAACTAACGCTCAATTAGAAGAACAAGTTAATAACTTTGTTGCTGCCGCAGTAAAAGATAAATTTGATGGTAAATTTGTAATTGTACCAAATGCTACAGTTACAGCATTGGATAATTTACGTGGTTATTCATGGACGTTACCAATAAAGATTTATGCAAACAATATGAAAACAGTCATGTCTACATATGTTGAAGCTTATCGTATGAGTGATTTACCTAAATAATATTAAATACAGTAGTTAGTATTAGAATCTTAATATGTAATATATTAATATTTAAAATATTAATTACTGTTATTATTTAGGATAAAAACAATTAATTTGAAAGGAAATTTAAATGAGCAGATTAACAGACGCTTTAATGGCTGGCTCTTATGCACGTGGTATAGATAAACCTATGTTGGATTTACAACATGGTGGGCAAAATGGTTGGGCTCCTGATTTAACATCATGGGTAAGTAATCAAGCATATGTATCTAGACCTTTAGTATGTATTTTACTAGAAGCACCTAGACTTTTTTCAGTTATGCCAAATAGTGAAAAATGGACAGCTAGTTTAAAATCTATGTTTGAACTTCATGCTAAAACCATTGATGGTATGAGTGCTACTCTTACTGTAGATTTTGATGAACATACAGTTGGTGGTGCTGGTGAAGTACAACATGAATTAACTAATGTTACAAGAGAATCTTCTAAACCTAAATTTACATTTGTTGAAAAATATGGTCGACCTATCCAATCTTTACTTGAATATTGGATTAGATATGGTATGATGGATGAAAATACTAAGTTCTCATTAGCTTCAACATTAGCTAATGGTGCAAATGTTGCTGATTTGTTAGCAGATTGGTATACTTGTACTTGTTTATTCTTTGTACCAGACCCATTGCATAAAAAAATAGATAAAGCATGGATTACTACTAATATGGCACCTAAAAGTTCAGGTGACATTACTGCTAAAAGAGATTTAACTACTGCACAAGAAATATTAACATTAGATATTGAATTTACAGGTTTGTCTCAGTATGGTATTGGTGTTAACTTATTTGCTCAAGGTATTTTAGATAATATTAATAAAGTTAATGCAGATCCATACATGCGTCCTAGTTTTGTTAATGGCGTGTCACCAGATGTTCTTGCAACTACAGAAGGTTATAAACAAAGATATGAAAAAACAGGTACAACTGCTGTAACAAATATGTCTATTTAATATTTTTTAAAATTTATCACACCATAGGCTATAAAAAGCCTATGGTGTGTTTTTTTATATATAGTAAAACATATACTAAATATTTTGGTTAAAAATTAAAAGGAAACATTATGTCTATTGTAAAATTTACAGGTACAGTATTATCTAATTTAGGTAAAAAAGGTATTTTAACTCCTGATGCAAATGGTTATTACACATTTATTATAGGTGGGTTAAATTGTTATAATAGTGCTGGTGAATATTATGTTGCTAAAGGTGCTATTGCTTTATTTGAGAAATCATCAGCATTAATGAGAAGAATAACAACAGGTTCTTTATATGGTGAATTAGGTCATCCACAAAGAGCTCAAGGTGTTAATATGAATGATTTTTACAATAGAGTTTTAACTATTGAACAACAAAATATAACATGTCATTTTAGCGAAATTTGGTTAGATTTTGATTATGGTAAAAATAATCCTGAAGCTAATAATAAAGAATTAATAGCTATTATGGGTAAAATAAAACCAGCTGGTCCTCATGCTGATTCTTTAAAAGCTAGTATAGAAAATGGTAAAGAAAATGTAGCATTTTCTATTAGAGGTATAACCGAGAATAAATTAGTAAATGGTAGAGTTGAAAGAACGTTAGAACAAATAATAACATGGGATAAAGTAGTAGAACCTGGTATCTCTATTGCTAATAAATGGAAATCTCCTGTATTAGAAGAATTATCTAATGTACTCATTACTAAAAAAGAATTAGTGCAAATGGCAAAAGCTAATAAAGAATCATGTTTTGCAACTGAAAGTTCTAAAGATTTAAATAATGAAATTATAACTAAATTTACAGATAAATCAGTTACACCTAATATTTTTAAATGGTGATATATAAAATGGATAAATATGAAACATTTTCAGAAACAATGGAAGCTAATGCCGCAGCTTTAAATGGTAGTATTAGCAAAATAGCATTAGAAAACATACTTAAAGAGTATATAGCTACAAGTCCAACCACTACAAATGGTGTTTTAACAGGTGGTCCATTAACATTGACTGCTGACCCTACTACGCCACTGCAAGCTGCTACTAAACAATATGTTGATAGTGGTGACCTAACATTACAAACTCAAGTTACAACACTACAAGGAACTGTAGGTACACTTAATGCTAATCCAGTTACCTTATCATATGTAGATACGCAAGATACACTTAAGGTAAATAAGGCTGGTGATACCATGACTGGTC